AAAAGAAGATGATTTTGTATAATTTATTTTTAAAAATACATCACTATAATCAGGAAATTCCTGAGATAACCAGTATCCACCTAAAGGAGTATTTGACTCTAGTTCTTCTGTATTTAATGAATCATTATCATCAGCCTGATGATTATTTAAAAATTCTGGCTTTTGAAAAATATCTACTAAATTTTTAATATTAAAATAAGTTATAGTTTGCTGTAATCCAACATCTAATGGAGAAAAGGTATTATAATAGCACTGATCATTTTTTAAATAAGTTCCAGAGCCACAGCCAAGTCCTCCGGGATAATATACAGCCGTGCCACTAGATGGACCAGATACAGGATCATTAAATTCATCATAATCTCCAGTCAAAGTATAAGTAGGTTGAGCTGTTGAATAAACAACTATTTGATTATTATAATAATTATGAGGAACATCAATAGTTAAAGCCTGTTGACCTAAATTATTCTGGTAATTTATTATTACTTGACCATTACCATAATTAGGATGATGAGAGTCAATTTCAAAAGTCCAGTCTGTTAATGTATATGATGATTGAGAAGATTGACTTGCAGACAATATATCTACATTATATAAATTATCAGAAGTAATCAAAACTCCAGAAATATCATATTCAGTAGTAAATTTTTCTGTACTGGTCCAATCTTTTACTCCTATAACTGCTATATCATCCTTCATATCAATCATATCAACATACCAATTTGATTGTAAATCATAATTAATATAATTTTTACCATTATTATTTCCGTAATGATAATCATATTTATTTACTGAAAAATCAGTAAGATTAATACTTAACTCGTTTAAAGTTGATGAATTTATTAAATCTGGTCCATATATACTAGTGTCCCATGCAGTTTCATGTGGTATGTAATTAGAATTGTCGGCCTGAACTCTAAGAGGAACATGCCCAAACTGACCACTTCCATTAGACGAGAATATATTTAAATTTAGTCCTTGATTATTATTGTTCATCTCTTCTCTTGCCTATTATTTAATTGAATTTGATTTAATACTTCTGTCCTAATTTGACCAATAATAGCATCAGATAATTGTTTAGCAATTTCTGGGCCATTAACTCCAGTTACAGCTATACTTCCATCAACCGTCATGGTATGCTGAACAGTGATTCCTGCAAATTGATTAGCTAAATTAGCAAGCGTTTCTGTAAAAGACGAAAAAGTAGCAGCAATTGAATTAAGTGATTCAACACTCTGGGCGAATCCTGTCATATCAGGAGGCATTGCTCCAGCTCCAGCCGCACCCGGATTGACTGCTGCGTTGGCTTGCTGTGCCGGAGTCGTAGCCATTGACTGACGCTGCTGCTGTGCCATAGACTGAGAAATCATAGTTTTTTGCTGAACAATCGGACCGCTTACTTTACTACTTCCAGAAGATTGAACTTTTTTAGGATTCAAAAATCCTTCCATTTTTCTAGTATTTATTGATCTTTGCTTTAACCACTCTTCTGCTTTTTGCATATAAGCTATTTTAGGATCTCGTCCTCTTTTTGCAATTTCATCAGCTTGTTTTTGATCTTCTGCTTTTGCTTCCTTAATCGCTTGTTCTTTTGCTTTTCTATATTCCCTCATATCCATAATATCATTAATATTTTTTCCTTCTTTATTTTTATATACTCCTTGTTCAATTTGCTTTCTTACCTCATCAAGACGAGAACGTATATTTCCACTTCTTCTAGATGGTAAACCAAGCTGGTCAATGTTACCACCATTTGCATAATATCCAGCATTTATTTTTTGTAAATTTCCAGCTCCAAACTTATCAACTGCTCTTTTATTTACAACAAATTCGCCGGGAGTAAGCATGGCTGGAACAGTGTCTGTGCCACGAGGAGTAAAACCGCCGCCAGCACGATAGATTAAACCACCTGTAGATTTTTTTTCTGTTCCGTCAAATTTATCTTTAACTTGTTGAAACATATTATCAATTCTTTGAAGAAACTTCTCAATGCTCTGATCTATCGTTGCAATATCGCTATCTATTTTTGTTAATCTTGCTTCTGCCGCTTTCTTTTGAGCTTGTAAGGCTTCTGGAGTTTCAAGATTTTGTGGACCACCAGCCGGTCTAAGTTCTGCTGCTTTTTCTTGAGTTTCTTTAACTAAATTATTTAACGATTGAGTATTCATTTGAATAGATTGATTCAACATATCCTGATGTAACATTTCTTCTAGAAGCATAGCTCTTCTAGCTTTTTCTTCTTGGGCATAGATATTTCCTAGCTCTTGAATCATTTGCTGCTCAGGACCGGAAGTATCATTAGCAATTGCCATTGCTCCTTCAACATTCCCCATTTGCATCATCTTGTTTGCCATAAGTTGATTTTGAACTTCTTTTCCTGTCATTCCACCAAATGCTTTAACATCTTTAAATTGATCAAGCAAGCCACTTACACCAGATTTTAATTCATCCGGAATAGATTCAATATCACCACTCTGCATGGCATCTCTAAGAGCAACCATAATATCTTCTTGTTTATCTTTTTCTTCTCTTGTTCCAAATAAATAACTTTTCGTAGCATCTCTTGCAGTTTCTCTTTGAGCTTTTAATTTTTCAAGTTCAAATAGAGTATCAGCAGTTCTAGAACTTTGATTTGATAACTCTTTTAACGACTGTTTTAATTTTGTAGATTCTTCTAGTAATCCAGCCTTTTTACCTATATCTGTTTCTTTAGCTAGACTAGTTCTAATATCTCTTAATCTTTTTCCAATTGCTTCTGGGTTTCCAGCATATTTTCCAGCTAACATATTTTGACGATTAGTTCTTAATGCATTTTTTTCTGTTAATGTTAGAATTTTACCCTGAGCATTTGCAACATTCTTTACTAATTCTTGAAAACTGTCAGCACCTTCTAGTTCAATATCAAGCTGTCTTTTTCTTGATTGTGCAATTTCATCATACGCCTTGGTAATAGATGCCTCATGATCCTGCATTGCCTTTAAAATTCTTCCGCCACCTTCTTGAAGAATCTTTGCATAGTTTTCTATATTATCTTGAATTCTTTTTGCTATTTCAGCGCCACTAGAAACGCCTTCTCTTGGAGTAATTTCAGAAGATTTTGTTTCTTTTTCGATTGATTCTCTAATTGCTTTTCCAACATCTGTTCCGCCATCTATTCCAATAGATTGAATAAAACTATCAATTTCTTTAGAGCTTGCTCCAACTCTTAATGTATTTTTTTCTAAACCAACTTTTAATTTTGGCATAACTCCATTTAGTTGATTAAATTTATCTGCTAATTCTTTGCCAATAGGACCAACACTGGAAATTGTATCCATAGCTTTTTTGAAATCAGGAGAATTGGCAGCATTAGGAGCTGATAAACTTAACACATCAGCATTCGGCACGCTCGAAGAAAATGCACTTAATGAGTCACCAAACATTGCTCCCGCATTGACAATTGAATCATTTGCCTTTTTAATACTATATTCAAAATTTTCCAATCCAATAGATAAAGCTAATTGATCAGCTAAAGTTCCAATTAATTTTTTTCTAATTGCTTCTTCTTCGGCAAGAGCTTGTTTTTGTTTAATAATTTGAATAGCAGCTTCTGTTGCAGACTTTTCTAACTCTAGTTCGCCTTTCTCTGCTCTTTTTTCATTAAGTCCGCCTTTGCCAAAAGTTAAGGATTGAATCTGCTTACCCATAAATTGAGCAAAATCACCCTTTGGGGTTCCAGCTTTACCAGCGCCTCTTAATAGATCTTCTATTTTTGCTCCATACTGACTTTTTGTTTCCGCTGTTGTTCTTTTGCTTATATTTTCTTTTTGACTTTCAACAATTTTACTAATTTCTCCACCAACATCAACACCCTTTGTTCCAATTTTATTACCTAACTGAGTTATTTGCCTTGCATATTCAGCGCCAATAATTTGATCAAGAGCTTTGCCAAATTCATCTGCTTTTTCTTTTGCTTGTTTTATTTGATCACCAAATAATTTCTGTGCTTCTACTAAAGAGCCAGCAGCATTCATATACTTTAATTCAGCATTAGTAGCTGCATCTAAAGATTGAACAAACTTAGTTGTACTAGCTGCCGCCTGATCTGAAACTTGTTTATCGGTTTTTTTATCAATAGAACCCATGAACTTTTGAAGTTTTTGAGTTTCTTCAGCAGAAGTTTTAAAACTAACTGCTAGACTAGCACTTGCTGCATTTAAATCATCAAGCATTTGTTTTTGTTTAGCTTCAGCTCTAGCAACTTGATCTTGATATTGTAAATACGCGCCTCCAAAAGCGCCAGCAGTAGCCCCTATACCAGCTCCGACTAAAGTTCCTCCGGGAACTCCTGTAGCAGTTCCAGCTACACCACCTACTTTTCCGCCTATTATTCCTCCTCCTATAGCAGCTCCAAGAATTTTCATAATAGATTTTGAATCTGATCCAATTTTACCCATCAAAGATGCTTTGGCTTTATCTGAAGACGCTTGAGATATATCTGATGTTAGTTTTCCTGTAGAAACTTTGCTAGCATCTTTAAACAATGCATCAATCGTTTCATTCATTTTCTTAGCTGATTTTTCAGAAACTTCAGCGTAATAAGCAGCATTAGCTGCCGCAATTGCCATTACAGCAGAGAATCCAGTTATAATACCGTCAAAAATAACCATGCCCTTATCTAGTTTGCTTATTGTTCCACCAATTCCAGAACCTCCTGCTGTAGATCCAGCCTTACTGCCTACTGATCCAGATTTTATCTGTGTAGCAGCTTGATTTGCTGCATTAGCATGATTCTTCATTGCAGCGGCACTTTGAGCTAATGCTAATTTTTCCTGTTTACGTTGTTGCATTGTTTCAATAATACCTAATCCAAAATTCTTTAAATTTTGTCCAATGCCTTGGTAAACAGTAAATGTAGCAGTTAAAGCACCATAATAAGCCTTTTGTTCATCTGAAAGAGTAGTAAATTGAGTGACAACACTTCCAATTGCACTACCTAACAAGAGAAGATTTTGAATATTTGTTTGCGAAGCCTTTTGTAATTGTTGTTCCTGATTATTTGAAGTATTAGAAGCTGCTTCTTTATAAGTAGCTTTGAGTTCTTTACTAATTTTAAAATTAGCTGCATCTTTTTTAATTTCGGCAAAACCTTCTTTAATTAATTTAGAACTATCTAGACCAGCTTTATTTAAAGCCTCAACCATCTTTATAAATGTTTGAATTTGCTTATTACCACTGCCTAATGCTGCTCCAGATGCTGTTGGTCCTTGGGTAAGAGCTTGTCTGCTCATTTTTCTAATTTCAACAAGCATTTTTAAGGTAGCTGGATCAACTGTTCCTCCAGTTGCAAAATATTGAACTCCAACGGGTCCACCATTAGCAAACTTTCCAACCTTATTCATTCTATTTAAAGATGAATATCCAATTGCTTGAGCAGATTGTTTATTAATTACAAATTCGCCCGGAGTTAGCATAGCGGGAACGGTGTCGGTTCCACTAGTCTTTCCTCCAGTTGCAAAATTTTTAATTGAAGCGAGAACGGCTTCTCTTCCTTCATAAGAAGGTCCAAATTTCTTTTTTGCTCTAATAATATTTTTATTATCTGATGATGGTTTTTGGTAGGCGTATTGTAATGCCCAATCTGGATCTTCTTTTTTAGGCCAAGTTAATTTAAGTTTTTCTATATCCTTTTCTGGTTTAGTTTGAAATTTACCTGATGCATTATTCCAATTATTATAGTCCATTAATTTTTTATTAACGTCCTGCCTATTCAAATAATAATTTTTCCAGACTCCAGCGGCATTTTTTGAGATATTTGTGTCGGGAGCAACCCAAGAACCAATTTTTGCTGCCTCTTCTAATAACGCATCGTATAGTTTAGGTCCATATCCTGAAGTTGCATAAGAAAACTTCACTCGATAAAAATTATCTTTATTTTTTTTAGCTTCTACAAAACCAGTTCTATCATTTTCTCCATCGACATATCTAGCTAATATATCATTTTTACCTGAAAATATTTCTATATTACCATAATTTTTGTTTTTACTAAAGTCATGTCCTGTAATTTGGCTAAGTTTAATTTTATCTTGTTTTCCAAGATAAGAAACTAAATCCGATATTCCTGAATCGTAATATTTAAAAATATTTTTTATTTCATCGTTAATTTCAAATTTATCTTTAAATTTATTTTTTAAATCTTCATCTTTCAGCTTAGATAATCCATAAGCAGCTATAAATGATTTTGTAGAACTATTTCTATCCTTACTATTACTTTTTTGTATTAATCCCAATTCTCTATATTTAGATAAACTCTCTGCAAAATTAGGAGATAGATTAGCAGTCTTAATAAAATTACTTTGTAATTCATCATCTCTGTGTTTTGATAACACACTATCAAGAGATTCTTTATTATTAGGTTTATAGTGGCTCTGCTGATCAACTTCTCCGCCAATCGCTAAATGTTGAACTCCTACTGCGCCACCATTAGCAAATTTAGCAACTTTATTCATACGATGCAAATTGCTATAACCAATCTTTTGAGCTGATTGTTTATTAATAACGAATTCGCCCGGAGTAAGCATGGCTGGAACAGTATCAGTACCACTAGCAAATCCTCCGCTAGCAAATCTAGAAACTCTATCTGCACGTGGCCCTTTTTGTCTTAATGCATCAAGTGCTGGCTGTTTTGTTTTTCCTTCTGTAAAAACCATATTTGAAACTGGAATACCAAATACACTAGATAAGTATTCGGCAAGACCGGGAGTTCTGCCAGACTTACTAATAATCTGCATTTTACGAGGATTAATTTGACCACTTTCAACAGCGTCTTTTAATGCTTTTCCAAACTGTGTCAAGGGCGCTGATTTTACATCTGCTAATCTTGCAGCATCATCTCTAAAATATCTTTTAAGAACTTCTGCCTGAGCTTTTTTTGTAGGGGCTTTTGCGTATGCCTGATCACCAATTGTTCTTTTTAGCGTGCGATCCATATCAACTGCGCCGCCACCAGCATCAATGATTGCCTGAATAGCCTTTACTGGATGGGGCAAAATGGCTCCTGTAGCCTGTAGAATATCATCAACAAGAGGGGCGTTTTTTACACCACCACCTTCTGCAAAACGAGACACTATTCCGCCAAGAGCTGATTTTAATAAACTTACAGGAGGAGATCCTTCCCGCCATTTCTTTAGTTGGTCTAATACTTTTTTTTGTTCGGCTTCACTTAAAGAAAAATCATTTTTACCAAATTTTCCTTTCATATCTGGTCCTAAAATACCTTTAACTAAATCAGTAGCACCAGCTCCAAAATTTTGTAGATTTAATCTACTTGCTTGTAAGCCAGTATTAGGATCTTTAGCAAAATTAAAATATTCGCCTGCAATCTCAACTATTTTTTTTCTAAATTCCTCTGATTGCGCTTGCATTCCTTTTAGGCTAGATTGTTTAACTTGGGCTTGTTGTTTTTTTGCTACGGCCTTGCTTGATTCAATCTTAACTCCTGCGCCGGTTTGATCATACTTTGTAAGTCCAATTTGGCTTCGATCTTGTAATAAAGAGTTTGCAATTTTTGTTCCTAAAACGCTTCGTATAGCTTTATCTGATATAGATCTTTTGGCGTCTCCACTAATTAAAGAAGAAATTAAACCTGCTTTATCTAATCCAAACAGTTGCGATAATTTTTCTCCTTTACCACCCAAACTAGGAAAGTCCCAATTTGAAGTTCCTCCGCCTAATTTAACTTGGCCTAGAGAAGCTGTAACTGCTTCTAGAACGTAACCTTCGATTGTAGCTTTGGCGCTATTATCTTTTTCAAAAAGAGATTTAATTGCACTATTAAAATATGACTGATCTGTTTTTAAAGGTGGACTTCCAAGACTAAAATCAGGAGTTTCTATAATTGTAGAAATTATTTTTTTAAATCCCGCCTTAGTAACTTTTTCAATTCTTTTTTTCATTGCCTGAGATTTTTCAGCATCATTTCCACCAATATAAAATGCTGGAACTTGATAAGTATCGTCTGCTGCAATTTCAACAGAAGCGTCTGGGTTTTTTGCCATAGCTGCTAATTGAGCTTCTACGCTTTTATTTTTTACTTTAGCTTTTCCTCTTAAAATATCATCTTTAGCTCCAAGTGGTTGAAGAGCAAATACTCCATATTTATTTGATTTTGGAAAAATAGTAACCCTTCCTCCAGCAGCATATTTATTCATTCTCGCAAGATTTTCCGCTCCTAATTTTTCAACAGAACTCTTGCGTATTACAAATTCGCCCGGAGTAAGCATCGCCGGAACAGTATCTCCATTTCCTTGTCCGGGAACCATTCCACCGCTAGCAAATCCAATAGGTCCGCCAAGAGACTTCTTGCCAATAGAACCTAAACCTTTAATTGCAGGAATAAAAGCCTGACCTAATTTAAAGGTTGCAAAAGTAGCAATAAGTGGAATAAGAGGTTTTATTGTATCTGCAACTTTTATAAAGGCATTTGCTAAACTTAATAAAAATCTTGCAGTATCTTGAAACGATTTACTATCTGTCAATTCTCTTATAAATCTCTTAAACTCTTCACGAGTTTTATCTATTTGAACTGATAGTGATTGCTGTGCAGTTGCGGCGTCTTTTGCTAGTGAGCCACTCGCGCCTTGAGCAGAGCTAAGAGCTTTTTGTGCAACTGTAAACTGTTGAATAAGAGGAATAACTTTTGAAACTTGACGGAATCCACCAAGCTCTTCAACTACAAGATTAAATCTAAAATCTCTTGGATCTATAGTTTGTAAAGCAATTGCTAGCCTTTTAGCGGCTTCCATTGGACCGACAAATTTTCCCTCTGCATCTTGAAGTTCTATACCAAGATTTCTAAGTGCATTTATAGTGTCAACACGCTGAACACGAGTAAAAATTGTTCTAAATCCTGTAGCGATACTTTCTGCTGATTCACGAGTCGTAGAGCGTACAGATGTAAACAGTGCAATTAGTTCATCTAAACTACCACCAGCGCTTTCAAACGCAGAACCAGTTGTTCTAATTGCTGTAATTAAGTCCGCCGATTCAACAGCGAAATCTTTAGAAACTTGATTAATAGCAGATAAAGATTTTTCTAAGAAATCTATTTCTGTTCCTGCTCTTTGGGCAGTTTTACCAAACTGATTAAGAACAGCGATAACGCCTTCTGTTGTGTCTTGAATTGAATCGAAGGTAGCAGCTAATTCTGTTTGTGCTAATAGCTTTAATGTTCCTCTAACTTTATCAGCGGCAAATCCGGCTTGTGTTAATTCTCTTGCTGCTAAAACTAACTCTTTAGAAGATACTCCAAAATTTGAAGCTACATTTCCAATTTCACTAGACAAGGATTTTAAATCGCTCATTGTTTTCCCAGTAGCCTGAGAAATTTTCACCATTTCTCTTTCAAATTCAATTGCTTCGCCAACTGCATTTTTAATAGCTCTAGTTAAACCAATAAGAGTTCCCGTTGCAAGTGCCATGCCTGAAAATCTTTTAGCGGCGGCTAAAACACTACTACCCAAAGAGTCAACAGACTTTTTTGCTGCGGCACTATTTTTAGACAAGTTAACCATTTGAGAGTTAGCCTGAGCTAAATTCGTAAGTTTTATATTTAGGTTGGCCCCTTGAAACTGCTGCCTTAGATTGTTAACGACCTGATTTAAATTTTTAGTTTGTAAGTTTAATTCAGCAGTAATGGTAAACTTTGAAGCCATTTATTTTATTCCTATAAAAAAATACATGCCGGTAGTATCTCTATCTAAACGGACACTATCCAGCATGTGCTACTTTCCATCCTACTTTATATTACACAATTATTCAGCAGGATTGTCTTTCTTTTTTTTAGTTTTTTTGGCTTCTTCTTGTGAAGCAGCTTCATCATTAATTGGATTGCCATCGTCATCTGTAAATGGCAGTTGTTCAACTTCTGTAGGCTCTCCATTTTTATTGACTCTATATGATTTTCCATTTTCATCATAAGCAATAAAATAGTTATCCTTATCGATTAATCTTTCAACACCATCTTCATCAATAGCGATAAGATGACCATCTTTATTAACTAACCTTCCTTCATCATTAACAAACTTAAACTTTTTCAAGAAGTCGTTTTCTGGAAGATTTTTTTCATAGTTTTGATCAAGATTATAAAGCAAGTTGGCAAGTTCACCAGCAGCTTTTACGGCCCAAGGTTCTGCTCCTCTTTCATTATAGTCTTCTATATCTTTGAATACAGGAGATTTAGTTGATGGATCGAGAACACAAACGGAAACAAGATAGTCAAATCTTGCATTATCAGCAGTTCCTTCTGCGGTATTATTATCGTAAGCTGTTCTTACTGAAATTAAATCTCTAAACTCTTCTCTTGTATTTTTAAGATCAATAGCTATTGACTTTGCTTTCTTTAATGGGATTCCACCCTTTTTAAGAATTAATTCAAGATTATTAATCTTCTGAATAAATTGATCGTATTTTTCCTGCTTTTCCTTGCTCCACAATCCCTTTTTCTCAAGAATATCATTAAGTTCTTGTCTTAAATAAGCATTTTTTTGTAAGCACTCTGCCCAAACTTTATTATAAACAATTTGAGACTGGTTATAATCTTTTCTTGTTGGCTTCTTTACAAGAACTTTAACTTCGCCTTCCACTATTTCTCTATATTCCTCAGACATTATTGTCATCTCCTCTGTTTACAAACGGTAAATTAATAGTATATTTTTTCCATGTTATATCATAGTTGATAAATTCATTTTCCAGATTCCTCATTTGTGTGTTACCACGATCAAGGATTTCAGACCTCACTTCTTCAAAAATATTTCGAAGTTCTTTTTGTTCAGCAGTTGGATTTTCAATATCCCATAAAAACCCAAAATAATTTTCAATAGTAGAAATTGCCCCAATCATTGTTGTTTGAACTTTCTTTTTTGCGATGTTCAACAACTTCTCTCTTGAAAGCTCTCTTTTTTGTTCTTCCCTTTTCTGCTTTAAATCAAAAGATTTTTTTATATAATTTGAATAGTCATCCATTAATTCCCTCTCAGTTTATTTGCAAAAAGATTATTTTGTTGAATCCCAATATCCATTGCAACGTCTGCAAATTGAATATCTTGAACATTTGTTTTTCCTTTAATCATTTCCATCCTTTCATTTTTTATATTTCTGGAATGCTGATTATTAAATCCATCCACATATTGAGCTTCTTCGTCAGACCCTGCCATTATAAATATTTCGCCAGCATTTGCGATTTTTTTATTATTAGTAAAAGCATCAGCCTCTTGGTCCTTTTTCATTCTTTCATATTTTCTTTTTTGATCTATAAACCACCCATCTAAGCAGTCGTCATCTTCTATAACTTTTTCTGGGGGGCTTTCTGTACTTTCATATACATTATCGTACATAGTAGAGAATGAACATAGAGCTATTTGATCTCTTGTCATCATTGATACTGGCCGACTAAAAAGATTTCCAGTTTTTTTTCCTAAATTCCACATTGGTCGCCAAGAATCACACCTTGCTATTTTTCGAAAATCTTCAGATGGTATAACAGAAGATTCATAATGAGACATAATTGTATTGACTGAAAATCTTTTCCAGTCATATAATTTATTGGAGTCTTTATAATAAGTTGAATTTTCAATAATCCAATTCCACTGAGCAAGCGTTGCAACACCTTCACAAGTTAAGTGATCAAATTGACTTTTCTTTTTATATATTTTAGATATTGCATTTTGATTTTGAAAAAGGGCGTATTTTAATCCTGTTAAATTTTTAGGCTTCATGAAGTTTTTAAAGCATTCAACTTTTAAATTTTCTTGATCTGCTTTTAATTTCTCTAATTCCATGTCATCAAATGGACTATAGAAAAATTTTTCCATCATAAGCTCATAAGCCTCTTCTTTAATCATTACACCGCTTATATAGGCTTTATCATATATTTCTTGATATACTTCTGACGATTGATACATCAAGTCTTGATCTGGTTCTAGTATATATAAAGAAAGACCATCTCTGCGAAAGCTGAGATGGCCCTTCATAATTCTATATAATAAAAAGTCCGTTCCAGTCATCCTATTAACTTAATCTTAAGAAACTACGCCAGTTTGAACTCTAAAGGCATTGAATCCTTGGTATGAGAAAGTCATAGTAGCATTTCCCCCACCAGTATCACCGCCAGTATAGTTTACACTTGTAAGTTTATTTTTTGTTCCAAGATCAATTGATAGAGTTTTTGTACCATTGTTAAAGTTTACAATAATTTGTCTATCAGATAGCGAATAATTTTCACCACTAGATGACATTCTATCGCCACTTGTAGAAATAACTTCAAAATCACAAGTTACAGCAATTGGGAAGTTTGCATATTTAACATATGGTAAAAATTTACCAAGTTCAAAAATATTCTCACGACCCATATCTGCTGAAACTGTAATAGTTTGAATTTTTGATACTACACCATTTGTAGCATTAAGAACTTCAGTTGGAATAACTGTTGCTTTTGACGCAACAACACCAGTTGTAAAGTGTTGTCTACGAAATACAGTATTAAGAGGAGAGTCATAAGAAGGTTCATTAATACCGCTATAATATCCTGCGCCAGATGGGTAGTAAACAACTCCATTATTATACGTTCCTGTTCCAACCCATGTTGATGGATTAAAGGCTGGGAATAAAGTGCTATCTGACCACTGCTTTTGATTTCCAACAAATGTTACTGATTCTGTAGAATTGCCTTCGACTGGGAACGTATATGTAATATTGCTTGGGCGCATACCGGAGCAATAAACAAGACCATTGAATCCAAGGCCAGTAGCTGCACTATTTGTATCTGGATAAATAATTAAATAAACACCAGCTTTTTGATTAGAAGCAGCAACAATACTACTATTACCAGAACTAGCAGCAGTTAAATATGTTAGTGCATTTCCATCAAGAACTCTTTCTGTTGTAACTTCGATTTCTGCAATATTTTCAATATTCTGAAAAAGAGCTAATTGACCAAGTTCGAATACTTGTTCTAGGTTAAAATTGGTAGTAATACCAACTGATTGCATACCGTGCATCCAGCTAATTGTGCCAGTGTCGTCTGGTTGAATTCCAACTGCTTGCACAGCATAAAAAATACGATTTGACATTTAATTTTTCTCCATTTATAGATCTATTTTAAGAAAAGCCTAAGCTATATAATAATACACAAAGCTAGATTACATCTAGCAATTTTACTTCTGTTGTTGATCTAACTGTTCCTACATAAAAATCAACACCCACTTGAGTTATTCCATTTATATTAGTATCAAAAATTCTACAATTTTCAAAAAAGTGATTATTGAGCCAATATTTATAGTCATATGACCTGTTTATTAAATCGCTTCCAAAACTTAATGGATAATTTCCACTATAAGATATTGTATTTGAATCAAATAAATTTATAATTCTATCATTTTGATAAGAAATAATATTTGATATATTTGAACAGTCAGACTCTCTATTAGCAAGTGTATAAAAAAGGATGTCTGTATAAGCCCATTGACCGCCACCTAATTGATATCCTTTATATTTTCTATTAGGAATAATTTCAACAAAAACAGCGGGAAGTTGAACTCTTGTTTGGCCTAACTGAACCCAGTCGCCCGAACTAGACAAGAAATTTTGATCTATTTTAAAATCACTTGTTTGAATTTGGCGAAAAAATGGAACGCCTTCTGCTCGATCTACTTTTATCCATTTATATGAATAATTTAACTTAACAACAGAGGTGGCAGGAACAGGATTGTCAAAAACAACTTGCCCCTCTACAAAGTTAATTCTATATCCTGTTGCAGTGGGGCCAGTATAGCATCCAACGCCAGAATTATAAGAGTAGGGCAAAAAAGTGTTGTTTACATATAGTCCACTTATTGATATAGGTTGAGTTGATCTATTTATTCCTGTCTCCCAGACCCAATTTTCCCTAAAACCCCTCCAAACTCTACCCGACTGATAATTTGGATCATTTGCTACTCTTAAGTCACTTTTAGATCCACCATACATTCCGCTTTGAGGAATTGAAATATTATTAAAACCGCCCTTGTCAAGAAAGCCCCAATCATACATTGTAACAAAATTATCTAATAAAATTGTAGATAATGTTGAATCTTGTGTGTTACTAATGCCTACTAAAGATGGATTGTAAGTCATACGCTTCTCTCAATAATGCTTAAAATTTCTTTTTGTTTTTTTTCTAAGGCTCTGGTAATAAAGTTATTGTCTTGGGTTCCTGAAAATTGAGAATCAACTTTAAATACGCCGCCATTAGTCATTATGCCGCCGCCCGATCTACTTGTTGGATATGGCCCATAAGAAACATGATAGTCAACTATAAGAATAGCATCTCCAGCAGTTAATAGCCATTGTAGCCAAGGCAACACTGCACCTTTTTCTGTTTCTGTAACTGCTGATGGTAAAGAAAATAAGTTTTGAAAATCTTCGGGCTGAATATAAACTGAAAGCACAGAAGTTGCTCCAGTTTTTGTAAAACGAAAGTATTTAAAATACACTTGAACAGAATTAGCAACTGCGTAAATAATCTCATCGGAGGGGTCATAATTTAAACCAAAATCAGTTTTTAATTTGCCGCCTCTTAATGATTCTATTTCAGGACAACTAGATAATGCTTGAACTGTGAGATTAATAATTTCAGAATGAATTTTTACTTTTGCTTTTTGAAATATTTTTTTTAACTCTTGCTCAGAAGCTGCGAGAATATCTTTTTGTATTTTATCTGAGGACTCAAGGATTTTTATTTTAAGTTGACTCATTGTATGTACTCCAATAAGTCACTATGTATTTTACGGGGTTTTGCAAAAATCCCATTGGATAAAAATCGCTAATTCTTAATAATTTTTGATTATTGTAGTTATCAATGCCCGGATAGTAGTGAGGAATGCAGTATTTACATTGCTGAAGTTTTGGCAAGTCTGTAAGTTTTGCAACTATTTGGGCAGCAGCATTTGCAAGTTGCACTTCTGGTCCTACTTTTACCCACTCTTTTTGTGAATAATAAATACGAGCATTTATTTGTTCTGTTGTTTCAATCATTTTATAACCTGCGCCAACACACCAAGGGCAAAGGCCACCATCTTCAAAAGGGTATGGTCCGCCGGTTTTATATCTACCATTGGACCTAAATCCATTAAATGTACAATTCGGACATTCTTCTCTAATTTCAGGATAAACAAGAGTTATGGGTCTGTTCCAGATATTATCTACAGCTTCATTATATATGTTGAATAAATCAGGAGACAGAGATAAGCTCATTAGTATTGTAATCCAGAAGGAGTTGAGTAATAGTAACGTGGACGATCAAGTCTTGAGTCTAAACGAGTGTAAAACTCATTAGGAGTATATCCTCTAATTACAGGAGGATTAATAGTTTGATACTGTGTCGGAGCAGCAAGTTGCGGCTGTAATACTATTCTGCCATCACGCTGCGAATAAGAACCTTTTACTACATCAGAAACATCTGCATTTGGCATTTTTATTTTTCCTTTTTGTATTAACCGAAGAATCCAGCACGATAATCAATATAACCACGATTCGCAGTATCTGAACCCGGAGAGTATGGAGAAAGAATAGTTTTTCCAAGGCCAAGTTTAGAAGTTTGATAATCGAGTTTAACAGCTTCATATTTTTTCACAAGGTCGTCATGAATCGCTTTAAGGCCCGGAATAACGCCCCTCATATCAAGAGCAGATGCACCGTCTCGTATAGAAATAGCTTTTAAAGAGTATGTTTTTAATTGGCTTGCTGTAAAAAGCATTGCGGCCCGTAAACAACAAAGGGCGATAAAATCATCATCTTTTAGACTTGAGCCAACAGGAGTAGTTGTTGGATCTGGAGTAATTGTTTTACTGTCAACTTCTATATTATAATCAACGACGAATTCCATTTCATTATGAATTAATTGAGCTGCTACAGTAATAGCCTCTTCGATTCTACTATCTGAAAATTGATAGCTTGTTGAGTCTAGATCATCTATAATATGTCTGACTATAATTGTCATTTCGTTTTCCCAAGCCATTATATTAGATTCCTTTGCACTTTAAATTTTTGAATCTCTGTAGAAAAAACGCTTGACCCGAAATCTACTTTAGCCTGTATTTGCCATGTACCAACTTGATTTAAATCGCCAACAATTGTTGTATATCTAATATTGCCATCTGAACCATCATTGATAAGACTTGCAGTTTTTGTCACATCTGTACCGTCTGGCTTTTCAAAAATTATATAAATATTATTGGCATTTGATACATCCAGAGGAACAGTATCATTCATGACTGTTATATTGAAATTAACCCCAACGTCACCATAATGTATTTCAGAAGCCATTTAATATTCCTCTATTGCATTTAAGATAAAATCTGCCGACATAATTAGAGGTAATTCATAGTTTAAATCTGTATCTACATAAAAGTCTGCATAGAAGTCGGAAGTGTGGTAAACTATCTCAAGATCTTCCGTATTCAGTAGCATAATATTATTTTTATTTGTAGTAACATACATAATATGATACACATTTATTTGCCTTACCGGATCTAAACTCCCAATAAAATTTGAAAAACAATCAAATTGAATTGATTCGTAGAATTTTATAGCTGGAGAGAGTTCTAAATTTATGTCTGAGCTAAATAAAGCAAAGGCGTAAATTGGCCCAGAAGCTAATGATGAATAGGGAGTTGTTGATAGTGGTAGGAATGATAACATTATGTTTTTATATATCTTGGTTGAGAATTATCATATATTAATTTTGGGGTAGAAAAATAGTCTGTATTTGCATTTAAAGTAAATAAAGTGCCGGTATATAGGATATTATCAAATGCCGCAGGAACACCTCCTCCTGCATATCCACTAATATAGCCTAAAGTTTTCCAATTATTACCATCTTTTGAATAAAATACTTCAGATAAATTTGATATAAAATATATCATAGATTTTGAAGCCGGACATATAAACCTGCCGTTAAAATTATTAATCATAGTCCAATTAATTCCATCAGTCGATTTTGCAGATCCTCCGGTTCCAGATATATATATAGTATTATTGAATACAACTGGATAGATACCTGCATTGCTAGCCACTAAAGTAGATGGAAAAGTATATGCAATCCAATTTATTCCATCTATAGACCCAACGTATTGGTTTCCAGTATCAGAAAAAAGTAATATTAAACTCCCAAGAGATATAGCAGTTCTATACCTTAAAGTTAATGGAGTTGTAATAGGTGTCCAATTAACTCCATTTGTTGAAATATTTGCTATATTAGTATTAAGTCCAGAGATACAAAAAATAGTGCCATTCCAAGCAATAGCCCATATTGAAGTTACTCCGGGAATTGTTCCTGCTGTCCAATTTATACCATCAGGCGAAGTCATATAAGAATTACCAACAGAACTTCCTGTAAAAAATAAAGATCCTGTCCAAATCATAGTACTCCATCTACCACCTATTGGATGAATTATATTATTCCAATTTATACCATCAGTTGATCTGTATATTAAACTGCTATATGTGCCAACGCATATGGCAGTTGGACTAGAAGCAGCCGACTGAACAGCTATTGGGTCGGTAGGATTTATTATATTATTATTTATAAAAAGTTCATATTCTAAAAAATTACTAAGAGATGGATATTGCAATTTTAAATATTTTTTTCCATCACATAATATCCAATTAGTGTCATAATTTAAATATCCAGCCTGTATAGTTCCAACTGGAGTAGATATGGTTGCATTATTTAAATATAACGCTCCATCGGCAGTATTTATAGCTAATTCACCAGACTGTAAATCGTTAACAGTTGGAACTTTCCCAATTTGATTTGATCTTTTGTATAATATTGTATTTGCCATTATGTTTTAATCCAGTAGTTGCCAACATATCCAGAAGCGAAGCCGCCGATATTTGTAGTTATTGCTGGCAATCGAAAATTTCCAGTGTCTGGCGTTATTTTTATAAAATTATCTCCACCATAATTTAAAGCTATAAAAGACTGTCCGTTCCAAAGAATAGACCTCAAGCTGTTAGTAGCAGCAGTAACTATATTAAGCTCTCTCCATGATTCACCATCTTTAGAAACGGCTATAAGTGTTGATGAGAGAGCTGGGACTATATAATATGACCCATTCCACGAAAGTGTATGCCAAGATCTAGAGTTAGGCATATAATTTGTAGTCCAATTTATTCCATCGCTTGATATATTTATAAAATTGCTAGGTGTGGCTGGGACCGCATATTGAGATCCATTCCAATTAATATTTTGATATGTATTCCTCACTGGAAAAGTTCTAGATGTCCACACTGAGCCATTTGGGGATGTTGCATAAATAGCTGAGTTTTGAGCTGTTGCTAAAAATTGACTACCATTCCAATTTATCGCACACCATGCTATGCCCGTTGGCATCATATAGCCACTCCAATATATTCCATCATTTGATAGCCAAGAGTGCATACCGCCATTTGAAACGGCGCAATATTTATTTCCATCTGAAGCCATAAAAGTAAAAGTGTTTGTAGCGCCTGTTGTAGTTGTTAACCAACTAGTACCCTCCGGGGAAATTGACACAGAGCTATTTCCAAAAGTAGTCGCAACAAATTTTTGTCCTGTCCAAGCTAAATCATTTTTAGCAGAATTTTGAACAGTTGATCTACCAATCCAACCAGTCCCATCAGGAGATGTTGCCACGTTAAGCGATAATCCAACCGCACAAAATGTAGAACCATTCCAAGCAATACCAGCCCAAACTGTACCCGCTGGTAAAGTTCTAGCGGTCCACCCAGAACCATCAGGAGAAGACGCTGCAAGTGTTGAATTTGCCGTACTTGAAACTGCCGCAAATATAGAGCCATTCCAAGCTAATCTCCACCAGCTACTAAAGCTTGGGAGTGCGGTTCTATACCAAGTCACACCATCATAAGATAATCCACCGGATGCTGAATTAGCACAAACTGCAACTAATCTTGATCCACCATATTCTATATCTCTCCAGTTTCCAGAAAATGGTAAAGTTTGCTGTGTCCAACTAGTCCCGTTTACTGAGTTAGCAGCTATCGTGCCATTAGATGCGATAGCATAAAATCCATTTGTACCAGTACCTGTAACGGCTTGCCAGTCTCCCGTAACGGGAAGCGTAATACCAGACCAACTCAATCCATTAGTAGAAATAGCTCCACTATTAGTTCCAGATGCTAATGCACAATACAATGATCCATTATACCCAACTGCTGTCCAGTTTCCAGAGAAAGGCAATACTCCGGGATACCACAAGAATCCATCAACTGTTGTTGTAGAGTATTGACCTAGAGTTACTGCACAAGCACCCAATGCACCACTGGATATAGCATTAAATTGATTGGTAGGAGGTACAAAACCTTGAACCCAACCAGAGCCATCTACTGATCTAGCTGTCACATTTGATCCATTTGCAAGAGCTAAATAATTGTTTGAACCACTATTATAAGCTACAGTAGACCAGTTTGCCACTACAGGTAATGCTCCAGAAATCCAAACATTTCCGCTATCGCTTGACAATGCTGAGTATTGAGATCCTAATGCTACTGCAACATATGAACTTTCACCACTTGAAGCAACCGCTTGCCAGTTGGCCGTTGCTGGCATAGCTCCAGTAGCAGATATAAAGTTTGCGCCCAGTAAATTTCCAAGGACTGGATAGGAACTTTGTGGAATTACCGTTCCACTACAAAGTAACCAATCGGGGCTGGATAAGACTCCATTGACTGCGGGCGATATAAGACCCGCTGGAGTTGAAGTGAGCTGCACAACTGTATCGTCTGTTTTTTTAGTATATAATTTTCCATCGGTTGTATTGATCGCCAATTCACCAAGACTTAAACCTGTTGCGGGTGGAATTGCTCCGGGGGTAGAAGATCTTTTATGTAAGATAGGCATCAGTATGTTCCTCCATCTATTATCCCACTATTGTTAATAGAAAATAAAATTGATCCAGTTGAATCTTGGATTTCTAAAAGATTAGCAGATTGTGAGACTGCACCTTGAACTACAAGGGGCTTTGCAGCGCTAGATATAGAAGTAACCTGTAATTGGTTTAAATTACCAGTTCCACCCATATAAATATCAGAACCAGAGATTACAACTCCAGAAATTGCATTTAAAGATGCTCCAGCTCCAGTAGCTCCAGTTAATCCGGTAGCGCCAAGTCCTCCTGTTGGCCCAGTAGCTCCAGTTAAACCTGTAGCTCCATTAACACCAGCAGAACCAGTAGCCCCAGTAAATCCTGTTGCGCCTAACTGTGTATACATAACTTGAGTAGCAGTAAATATAACACTAGGAATAGAAGGAGAAGTCGGAGATGCTCCAGCAACTGACGCAGCTAAGAATGCATTAACATGATTAGTAGCCCATATTAATTCAAAATAATCGCCAGCCGCAACTTCAACAACATAATTAACTGTTCCAATTAAATTACCATTAATATTATTGTGTTTATTAACAATTGAAAATCTAGAATCTGTATCTTGCACATCTCCAGAACTACCATCGTTATTTTTTCTTAGCCATATATTTATATCATGAATAGAATTAACACTACTATTTTGCATCTGGGCTGAAAAAATTAAACTATAAACTCCAGCATAATCAAATGTAATTCTACTTCCAGAAACAACACGAACTCCATTATTACTTGGGTCTGAATTATTATATGTTATTGAGTATGCCGTATATGCATTCGTTGCTATTTGATTTTGTGTACTCCAGAATGATCCCCAATATCCTAATGCTCCACCCGCACCAGTCTGACCAGTAGCTCCTGTTAATCCAGTCGCACCGCTACCTGTTGCGCCAGTTAAGCCAGTAGCTCCAATATTTCCAGTTACACCTGTAGCCCCTGTTAAACCTGTAGCACCAGTATTACCAGTATTTCCAGTTACACCTGTAGCCCCTGTTAAACCTGTAGCACCAGTATTACCAGTATTTCCAGTTACACCTGT